CATTACCAGACTTGTCAGCATACTTGCCCCAACCAACATGACTGAGACCCATCTTCTCTGCCTGTTGTCCAGCACTAGTCTTCTTTGCTTCCGTGATAAAGGATGAGAAACTCTTCATTGTTGATTAATTTTTACTTAAATATTTATTCTATTAGTACAACTTACCAAATGGACCAAACCTCTTACCCTTCTTAGAGGCAAGAAACACCATATCAGTCATAAACTCATCACGCTTTTTGACTGGCATATTAACAATTACATGAAGGAAACTAATCTGCATGCACTTGGAATTAGCAACGTGAGGTTTACTTAGAAACAGTGCAGCAAGATTGCCAACTGCTTCGTCAATACTATTAGTACCTAAGTCTACTCCCTTCTGCTGGAGTTTAGCAAGCATCTTTTTATAATCAGCAATGTTAGTATTAAACTCTTTGGCATCTTTGGGAAAATTTTTCCAATCATTTTGAAAATCGACCTTGGCATCTTTGAGTAGAGCAGCAACCATTGCAACTGGTGCTTTACCAATACGAGCAGCACCCATACCTTTCTGAGTTGGTTCAAACTTCAGGTTAGAGATGTTGCTAGAGTCGTTTGCTTTGATTTGGAACTTATACTCAGTACCGTTACCTTCAATCTTGACAATACTATCCTGAGTGATTTCCCCTTTGTTATTTGGAACTAGGGTACATTTCATATCTGTCGTTGAATAGTTGTAAGTATCTTTCAAACCCATATCCTCAACGTTATAGGTTTCCCAATGAGCAACCTTACCACTAATCTTTTTGAGAGATACTCCAACAACTTTTTCTTCTTTGAAGAGCTGTCTCAACACAGCATTCAACTCCATGATTGTTTGAGAACCATTTCCATCAACGGTCTCATTGATAATCTGTTCTACCTGACGTTGGTTTTGAATCATCCAAATGTCAGCAGGGTTCCAATTATCTTTCTGTTTGATTCCAAACTTGGTATTGATGAGGTCTGTGATGTACCCCATGAATCCACCTTCACGGTTAAACTCATCAAACTTTGGACTAGCATACACTTGCTGCATCTTTCCTGCTTGTGCCCAGTAACCTTTCAACCACTCATCACTAACGTCAGGATAGATTGCTTGAAGTTCTGCAAACTTAGGGTCTTTTCTAATATCAGTCCAATCACCATACTTGATATTATCTTTTAGTGCCCTTCGAAGAATCCATGCAGACCCCAACTCCTGCATCCTTGTGGACTTTGCATCAGCAGCAGTGGCACTCTTCTTTCTAGATACTTTGAACTGGATTTTATATCCAGCAACATTAGCATTAAATGCTTTACCAGATGCATTGACTCCGAACATTAAAGCGAGTGCTTGATACTCATCTTCATTTGCCTTTGCTTGCCACTGTCTACTCCTTGTTTTATTCCACATCTTATCAAAGTATACTCCAGTCTTTCCTCTAGGCATGGAAGATTCCATTTCAGCGATAGAAGGTTTTAACTCTGTTGGAGCGTGTTTTTTTGCAAACGCGAAGTCTCCATTAAAATCGGTTGCCATAAAAAAAGGGGGGTCTCTACCCCCCTATTTATTTTCAGAGGTCACCCTCTGCACGATTTTCAGAACGAGTAACATTGAACTCACCTTCTGGATAACGATTAACCAACTTGGTTACGTTACGAATAACAAGGTCATCCATCTGTACATTAAGAGCAATACATGCTTGAGCAACATACCAGAGGCAGTCGCCAAGTTCAATCTTCATGTGCTCAATGTTATCTTTATTGTAGGGCTTACCTTGGAATGCAATCTTCTTTACAATCTCAGCAAACTCTCCTGCCTCAGCAGACAGTCCAATCGCAGCAGTAAGAAGACGCTGAGGGTCAGCACCATCCTTTTGAAGTTCTGCAATTCGCTCAATAAAGGAATCAGTATCTTTACTTTGCTCTGAGGTTACTTCATTCACGAAGACCAGATACTTATCAAGGTCAGCACGTTCATGCTCAAACCTATCTTTGATATTCTCTTCGGGAATTTCATCAATTTTGTTGAAACCTTTTGCCATAATTAGTACTTAAGTTCTGCGAATGTTTTTTTAGAATTAAACCGTTTGACGAGTTCTAGTTGTTCCTCGTCACTGCCTTGACCAGAATCGATAATGTCTTGTTGAGCAGATTGCTCTACATCATACAACCTCATCTTCGCTCTGTCAATACCCAAACAAAAACGTTTGTTGGTTGTTGGGTCGTTGTATCTATTCTTCAACTGCTTGACCATAATTTGATTCATCCCCTCCAACTCTTCTGTGCTAATAAGGGCAAACATAAGGTCAGCAGTAGCGGGAAGACCAAAGGATTCTGAAGTGTCAGTAATGTCAACATCACTGCTACCATAACCTGACCGAGTGGTTTGCGTAGCAGTGACAATAGGAACATTATGCTCCACAGCAAGACCCCTGAGTTCTTCTGCGATTGCTTTAATGTATGTGTATGAGTTGACCAATGTTCCTTTGTACCTAGAGGAAGCACATATATTGAGGTAATCCACAAATATAATATCAGGTCGAAAATCCCGCTTAAGAGACAAATCACCAAGAAGAGATTTAAAGTGACCGACATGTGCAGATGCAGTTGGGTACTCTTTAATTATAAGAGTGCCTTTGGTTTTCCTAGAAAGATTATTAATCTTAGTATCAAACATCTGTTTGGGTAGATTAATCAGGTCCTGAACATTTACGTTCAATAAGTTTGCGTCAATTCGTTCAGCAATTTTCTCCTCTGCCATTTCAAGTGTAATGTAGAGTACGTTGCGCCCCTGCAAGAGACAGGCACTAGCAACATGGCACATGAAAAGAGACTTCCCGACGCCCGTGCCAGCAAGAGCGACATTGAGAGTCTTGTTAGGTAGACCACCTTTCGTAATCTTGTTAAAGAACTCAAGGTCGAAGGGGATTTTACTTTCAACTCGGTGATAGGATTCGTAGCGGATTTCTGCATCTGGGATGTAATCGTGACCAATATGTGTATCAAATGAAACTGCAAGGGCTTCTTGAAGAATAGATGGGATTGCTCCCCTATCTTTCTTCTCATCCTTACCATCGGCAATCTTGATGCTTTCCATCAAGGCAAGATAGATTGCTCTATCTCGACACCATCTTTCAGTGGTGTCCAACAACCATGGAAGTTCATGGTCATCTAACGTTACCGAAGTAAGAAACGAAAAAATATTTTGCCATTCTGTTTGACTGATATCTACTCGGCGTTCGATGTCAATCAGAAGAGCACTAGTAGATGGCATCTCACTATATGAGTTGGCATAGGTCAGTATCTGATTGAAGATTTTTCTATGCTCAGTCAACTCAAAGTACTCTTCTTTAATAAAGGGAAGTGCCTTGCGAAAATATGGTTCGTTAGTAATTAAGTTTGTAAGAATAAGAGGTTCTAAACTCATAGGTAATGCAAGTAACTCCCAACGATGTATTTTGGATTGGTTACGGGTCTACGACCTTCGTGTCTCCACATCCATAACGGAGGGAATACTAGCACAGACCCTGCCTTAGGCGCAACCTTTAAGTCAAAATCTGGAAACACAGTTTCACCACCAACCTCAACATCATTCAAGTACAAGAAAAATGCAAGAAATCTACGAGCAGAGTTATGGTCACCCACATCAGTATGAAGGTCAAATCGGTCTTCACCATCATTCTTATAAAACTTCACTCTGAATTGTTCATATCCATACCTAGGTGGGAACATGAAATCTTGAACAGGAAGTTCTTTACCATACATGCTTAGAGCAGTATTGAAATGATTCAGAAGTTTATTTTGAATCGGAACTAGTTCTTCGTTACCAGATTCAACTGCTGTAGCCAAATTCAACTGACTGAAATTAGGACGACCATCATTTTCAATCACATCCCTAGAGTCAATGTACCTATCAAAGGTATCAATTAACTCTTGACAATCTTCTGCTGGGCAAATGTTGTCAAATACTTTAACAAAACTAGCGAGGTCAGTTCCCATATTTAAACTCCTTAGCTGCACATTCATCAAGGGCTTGCATTATTTCGGGGGTGAAGTACTTCTCGGGGGCAGCAAGAATAACAGAAGGATAAACAGAGGATTCGCCAACAACGATACGATTTCCCTTACGGGTGAATACTCCGTGCTTCTCACCCAATTCCAGTAGTCCGTAATACTTATCAAGTCCACGGTCATAATAAAGTCTAGTTTCAACTTGACTGTTCTCCTTTGTTAAACGGGACTTCTGTGCTTTACATTTAATGATATTACCAACAACATCTTTACCATCCTTTTCCTTAGACTTAGAAAGATAGATGATAGTGCTGGCAGCATACTTCAGTCCACTACCACCACCCATTTCTTTGGTAGGAACATAAGCACCAACAACATCATAGGTATGATTAGTCACCAATAGAGGGACATTTGCTTTACCTAGTTTAAGTGTCAGCACTCTGAAAATTGCCTTGACCACCTGAGCGCGAGTCATATCTCTCGTTTCATTTCCTGCAGAGGAGTCATTAATCTCTTTTGTAGTAGAAAGCATACCCAGAGAGTCCAAAACGAACATCATGGGTTGACGGTCTTCTTCTTTTTGTTCCAGATACTTATCAAGAATACGGAGTGCTTGGGTACGAAACTCCTGAACTGTAGTTACAGGAACAATCATCATACGTTGCGCATCAATGCCACGAGTGACAATCATATCCTTGGTGATTGCAGATTCAGATTCAAAGTAAATTACACCAGCATCGGGATTAGATTCAAGAAAATGTTGAACAATGCCAAGGCAAAAGAAAGTTTTACCAGTGGCGGATTCACCTGCGATAGCAGTGATTTTGTTTCCTGGGACACCTCCGTAGATAGACCCAGATACCAAAGCGTTAAAGATATAAGAACCAGTGTCAATGTACTGCTCTGTATCACCAGCAGCAACACCATCTGATACGAGAGAAGCGTACTCATTACCAATCTCCTTTACAACATCTTGTAAAAAATTCATACAAACAAAAACTCCAATGTGTTTACTTTTTCAGGTCTCCACCCGATTGTATCCAAAATAACTTTCACTGGTTCCAGGAAACTCTTCGTGAATTGTAACTCATAATCTATGTGTTTGTCAAGTCCCAATTCCTTAGGCAGGGTCTGGAAGAAGGAGATGACATTCTCATTAATCTTATTTGGGATTTTAAGATAGATGTATTTAATCTTTTCCCCTTCCTGTATCAATGGGTATTTGTGTGTCAACTTATTCTTCTTAACATGATGATTGTATAAGATGACGCCCCTAACATGAATGGGACAACTCTTACCGTATAACGTAAGAGGACTCATGTTTTTAGTAATACCATTTACCGAACGAGGGAAGGCAACTTCTTCTGGGGGAAGTTGATAAAACTCCTCTCTAGTATCAGCGATAAACTTTTGCACATCTTCTTCGGTGCCATTCATAATCAGTTGTAGGGCATCTTTAATCTTTTTCCTACAGTGACTGGGGGTAGAAGATTTAACTGCCTCGATGCCCATCATCTTGAGTTTAGGTTCTTTATACCTAACACCCTCAACGTCCCAGGTGTTTAGAATGTATCGTTTCTTTGCTGTCCAGATGCCTTTGTCCGCGATTGTCTCGCGTTTCATCTGCATCTTTTGTTCATACGCA